CGTCAGAAGTAGGAGAACTTCGTAAAGTTGTGGACGACTTCATTCAGAATCAGACACAACAACAAGCACCTCAACAATACGTTGAGCCTGAAGACGATATAGACTACTTTACGGATCCTCAAGCAGCCGTCAATCGTGCTATTGAGAATCATCCTAAGATCAGAGAAGCTCAAGAGTACACTGCACAATACAAGAAGCAGACATCTCTTGCGATGCTAAACACCAAACATCCGGACATGCAGAGTATTCTGCAGGACCCTAAGTTTGCTGAATGGATCAAAGGTTCAAAGATCAGGACTCAGTTGTTCGTAGAAGCTGACCAACAGTACAACGCTGAAGCTGCTGACGAATTGTTTACGCTCTGGAAGGAACGTAAGAACATTGCACAGCAGACGGCTGCAGTAGAAAAGCAGTCACGTAAGCAGCAGCTGAAGGCAGCCAACACGGGCAGCACACAGGGCAGTGCCGAAGGGAGCCGTAGGAAAGTGTATCGCAGGGCCGACATTATTAAACTAATGAGAACAGACCCTGAGCGTTACCAAGCTTTGTCAGAAGAAATCTTAAAAGCATACGCAGAGGGTCGAGTCAAGTAATCTAAAGGAGATTGTGACTAATGGCTACTGCTACTTATCCCGCCGCAGCGGGTAATACTGCAAAAACAGAAGCAGCTACTTTTATCCCCGAAATTTGGTCGGATGAAATTATTGCTGCTTACCAAAAGAACCTCAAGATGGCTCCTCTTGTCAAGCGACTCGCTATGTCAGGCAAGAAGGGCGACAAGATCCATATTCCTAAGCCGGTACGTGGTGATGCAAATGCGAAGGCTGCTGACACTGCAGTAACGATCATTGCAAACACTGAAGGCGAACTGACTGTTGACATTGATCGTCATTTCGAGTACTCACGTTTAATCGAGGACATCGTTGAAGTACAAGCTCTGAGCAGCTTGCGTCAATTCTACACGGAAGACGCTGGTTACGCTTTGGCTGTCAAAGTAGACACGGACCTCATGAACGCTGGTACTGGCTTTGGTGACGGTACGCGTACTCAGTCTCCAGCTAACACTGGTGCTGACTGGGTAAACAGCAACAGCTACTACTTCAATGCTTCTTCTGGCCTTGCAGCTTACGCTGTTGACACTGTAACATCAGGCGACAACTTTACGGATCTTGGTTTCCGTGAAGCCATCAAGCTTATGGACGACGCTAACGTACCTATGGACGGACGAGTAATCGTAGTTCCTCCTGCTGTACGTAAGTCAATCATGGGTATTGACCGCTACGTGTCTTCTGACTTCGTAGGTGGACGTGGTGTTGAATCTGGCCTCATTGGTAACTTGTACGGTGTAGACGTTTATGTCTCTTCCAACTGTCCTGTTATCGAAGTAGCTGCCCAGAACTCTGCTTCTTCAGACGACACTCGTGGCTGTATGTTCTTCCACAAGGACGCTCTTGTACTCGCAGAGCAGCTTTCAGTACGTTCACAGACTCAGTACAAGCAGGAATACCTCTCTACGCTTTACACTGCTGACACGCTGTACGGCATCCAGGCATATCGTCCTGAAGCTGGCTTTATTCTCGCAGTTTGCGACGAGTAAGAACCATAGGGGGCTTTCACAGGCCCCCTTCTTCTTTTCTCTTTAGCCCTACACAGGGACACACCCAAGGGGCGGTTTAGTAGCACATACTAAAGGATAACACATGACTGACTATACTAAATCCGTAGATTTTGCAGCTAAAGATCTTTTGTCCTCTGGAGACCCTAGTAAAATTATTAAGGGTACTGAGTTTGGGACTGAGTTCGACAATATTGAAGCAGCAATTCTAACTAAAGCTAACATTGCTGGCCCCACATTCACAGGGACCACAACTATTCCAACTGTTGATATTAATGGTGGTGCGATTGACGCAGTAACTCTGGGTATTAATAGTGCAATCACCCAAGCCCAGATTGACAACATTAACATCAATGGTAATACCATCAGTTCTAGTGACACCAATGGAAATGTCAATATTTCACCCAATGGCACTGGTACTGTTGTAATCAATACTGACCTTGACGTGGACAATATTAACGTCAATGGCAACACAGTCAGTTCTACAGATACTAATGGTAATATCAACCTTTCACCAAATGGAACTGGAAGTGTTGTCATTAACACTGATTTAGATGTCGATAATATTAACATCAACGGCAACGCAATCATCTCCACTGATACCAACGGCAACATTGACTTAACGCCTAATGGTACTGGTGAAGTCAACATTTCCAAAGTAGACATTAACTCCGGTGCTATCGACGGCACGACTGTAGGTGCTGCAAACGCGTCGACTGGCGCATTTACTACTTTAACAGCCAGCACTAGCCTAAACATCGCAAGCTCGACTACTGTTGACGGTGTGTTGGACGAAGACACAATGTCCTCCAACAGTGCAACTAAACTTGCTACTCAGCAATCCATCAAAGCCTATGTAGATTCTCAAGTAGGCGCTAACAACGAACTGTCAGAAGTTCTTGCCAACGGTAACACCACTGGCGGCACGGATATTGCGGTTGGTACGGGCGACGACATCACCTTTGCGGACAGCTCCAAGGCCATCTTCGGCGCTGGCTCTGATCTACAGATTTATCATGATGCTTCTAACTCAATCATCAATGATAACGGCACTGGTAATCTTCGCCTTCAAACTGGTGGCAGCACGAAACTAGAAGTCACTACTACAGGCATCGACGTAACGGGTACTGTGACTGCTGATGGTTTGACTGTTGATGGTGACGGTGCTTTCAATCAGACAGATACAAGAACTTATAGTTCTACATCTCCTTCTGCTGATTTAATTATATCTAGGAAAAACACTAGCAACGTCAGCGGACAAACAGCGGGTATTAGATTTGATGTTACTGGTTGGTCAGGAAGCACAACTGGTGGTGCTGCTATAGAAGCAATCCAGCCTTCAAATGCCAGTACAGCAGACCTTGCGTTTCTTACTAGAGATGCAGGAACTTGGGGCGAACGCATGCGCATCTCAAGCGGCAACGTCGGTATTGGCACGACGAGTCCTAATAATCGTATTGATGCCGTAGAAGCTCAAGCTACTGTGGCAAACGTATTAGCAAATGGGACTTATGTTGCTAAATTTACAGGAAATACGACATACACGACAGGAGCCTCACAGGGAATTTTAATTGGCGGGGTAGACGGAAGTTTAAGAGGTGTCGCATTAGTCGCAGAGGCACAAAGCGCACTTAACGACCATGATTTTATTATTGCAGTTTCAGGAACCTCCGCAACTCCTACAGAACGCATGCGCATCGACGCCAGCGGCCGAGTCGGGATTGGTGTTGTTCCTGAGTCTTGGCTTTCAAGTTACGATGCTTTGCAAATAGGTGCATCAGGCGCTTTATCTGCTATTAGTTCAGGCAATGAAAACGTTGGGTTATCAAGTAATGCTTACTTAGCAACTGACGGTAACTTTAAATATATAGCTACAAACGAAGCAACTAGATACCTGCAAAGTGCTGGCGTTCATTATTGGTACACTGCTGCATCTGGAACAGCAGATACCAATGTAACGTTTAGTCAAAACATGACGCTAGATGCAAGCGGCAACTTGCTGGTGGGGACTACTTCAGCAAGCGGGGCTTCTGCGCCAGACAATTCAGCTACGGCAGGTGATGCTGGCATCCGGATGTCTCCTTCAGGGTTCATCGGCTTAGGCGCAAATGCAGCACCATCGGGCTATTTCAACAGGATCAACACTGATGGCGACATTGTAGAGTTCCGCAAAGACGGCTCCAAAGTCGGGAGTATATCTGTAACTGCTTCCGCCACAACCTATAACACCTCATCAGACCAACGCCTCAAAGAAAACATCGTAGACGCACCTTCTGCTTCTGATGACATCGACGCTATCCAAGTCAGGTCATTTGACTGGAAGGCTGATGGATCACACCAGAAGTACGGCATGGTGGCGCAGGAGCTTGTCACTGTTGCGCCTGAAGCAGTATCACAACCAGAAGACCCAGAAGAAATGATGGGCGTGGACTACAGCAAATTAGTCCCAATGCTTATCAAAGAAGTTCAACAATTACGTGCCAGAGTCGCACAACTAGAAGGAGCTAACTAATGGCTACATGGACAATCGCAACACTTGAAAGAACTCTTGCTGACGGTGGCGTAACAGTCGCACACTGGCGAGCTACTGATGTAGACGGAGACTACTCTGCATCATCTTACGGCACTTGTGGGTTTTCACCAGACCCTTCAGATCCTTCCTTCGTGGCTTATGACAGCCTGACGGAAGCTGAAGTCCTACAGTGGTGCTGGGATAATGGTGTAGACAAGGACGCTACTGAGGCATCTCTGGCGGCTAAGATTGAAGCTGACAAGAACCCTGTGTCTGCTGCTGGCGTTCCTTGGTAATGCTTGCGGAGGACGCTAAGACAGTACTTGACGGAGTGGCAGTAGGCGGCACAGTAGCAACACTGGCTGGTTGGTTGCCACCCGTTGCGTCCTTACTTACCATCATCTGGCTTAGCATCAGAATCTGGGAGTCAGATACAGTCCAGAGGTTATTCAATGGTAGAGATTAATGACAACACGGACCTGACGATACCACTGAGGAATCTCATTGGTCTAGTCCTGGGTGTTGCCATTGTCACTACTGGTTACGCAGAGCTTAACTCACGTATCACTACGCTTGAACACGGGCAGTCCATACAGGACATGACTATCCGTGAAAACGCGTCGTTTGTACGTGAGTGGCCTCTTGGATTACGTGGGGCGCTTCCTGATGATCTTGTGCAGAACGCTAAAATCATGTCCCTTGAGGACAAACAGAAGGAGCTACAGCGTCTACAAGACCGCATGAATGACCTACAGATAGAAATCAACAGAGTCTCAGGTATCAACGAGACGCACAATGAAAAACTAGAAACTTTATTTGACATCTGGAATAATCAAATTGTGGGCAAATAATGGAATACGTAGAACTGATTTCAGCGGTATGGCCCGTGTTTCTGGGTTTTGTAGTTCTTGTGTTGTCTATAGGTAAACTGATGTCCCGTATGGACGTAGTAGAAGACAAGATTAAGACCTTGTTTGAACTATGGAACAAGTTTAATGATAGATAAGCTCATAGGACCAGTCACAAGTCTTCTGGACAAGTTTATAGAAGACAAGGACCAGAAGGCAAAGTTAGCGCATGAAGTCGCTACGATGGCTCAGAATCATGCTCAAGAGATTGCTAAAGCACAACTCGAAGTTAACAGAGTGGAAGCAAGCCATACTAATTTATTCGTTAGTGGTTGGCGGCCTGCTGTTGGTTGGGTATGTGTTCTAGGGATGGCTGGTAACTTCATGGTCATACCGTTTGCTAACTTCCTGATGGCACTTCTGGAGATACCCGTGAAGATACCTCTGATCGACACTGCAACCATGATGCCTGTGCTTATGGGTATGCTTGGGTTGGGTACGCTGAGGACTTATGAGAAGAAGTCAGGAGTGTCTAAGTAATGCGTGTTGTTGACAGCAACATTACTCAGCTTTCTCAAGAAGAGGTTTTGTATGTTGTTGGTGAAAACATAGGTTTTACTAAAGACTGTGCAGTAGAAGTAGCAGAAGCTTTGGAAGCTATAGACAGATCAGATGACTTTGTGCAACTAGGAAACACTTTGTTTATTTATAGTATGCTAAATGGTAGAGCAAGTGGTCAGGTCTTTAATGCAGACACTGGCAGAAACTTTATCAACAACTGCAAAAATTACTTTGCACGTTTGCAGCAAAAAGGTGTGCAGGCTTTTGAAGCCACTGCCGACTGTTCCATAAGCAAATGCCTTAAGATATTCCAGAGACTTCTCAGCAACACTGACTCCAATCTGAGAACTTTTGACATGCCTAACAAGAGCTTCATGTTGTTGCAAGTTGGTAAAGAAGGCTTGAGAGTGTAGCATGGCTAGTCTACAAGAAAAAATAGCACAATTAGGAGGTTTTTTAGGAAACACTTTAACCTCTATGGGTGATTTTTTAAAGGGGTTAGGCATAGGAACAGCCGCAGGAGGACAACCTGGAGAAAATCTAAGCCTCAGGAATCCTTTTTTAAGCATAAACCCACAAATAATTCTTAATTTTGGCGATAAAACATCAGATGATTTAAAAATTGATATAGAATCCGCTTTAGGATTAACTGAAGGTTCTTTAGAGCAGCAAGATTTAGGAGAACTTTTTGGTGCACTTCAACAAGAATATCCAGATACTTTTGTTCAAGTTATTTCTGCTTTAACAGGAGCATCTACTATTGATGTAGGCGTTGCTCTTTTTAACTGGGCTAAAGAACAAGCAGTTAAACACTTTGGCTTAGACGGAGTTCCAACAACAGCTGACAGCAACTACAACGAGTTTATAGCTGAAGTAGCAGCCATTGCTCAAGGACAAGTTACGGATGTAGGCCAAGCCTGGATTGAAGCTCAAGCAGCTGAAGAAGACCTTTTAGCAGAAGACGAAGATTTACTAGGAACTGCAGATGTTTTTGTTCAGGTAGAAGAAGGCGCTGAAGATGGAGACCCGTTTTTTGAGCCTCGTACTGACATTGAATCAGAGTTTCCAGAACAAGTAATTGACTTTGAGACAGACCCTCTACCTCCAGTGCGTCCAGTAACCTTTGAAGACTCTGCTGAAGAAGCAGGCGGTGGTGGTGCTACTGACGCTACTGAAGCAGCAGACACTGGTGAAGCTGCAGATGCTGCAGATGAAGCTGTTGAGGCTACAGATGAAGCTGTTGAGGCTACAGACGAAGCTACAGAAGCTACACAGACTGACATAACTTCTACCACAGATGAAGCTGGTGATGGCGGTATGCTTACTACTGGTGGTGAAGTAACAACAGAACAACAACAAGAAGTAACTGATAATGATTTAATTGTTCTTAGACAGCTAATCGAAGCTACTGAAGCAGAAGAAGACGAAGAACTAAAAATAAAACTTTTGCAGGAAGCTAGAGATTATGCAGAGTATTTGGGCGGCCCAGCAGAAGGTACTTTAGAAGAACTTAAAGACTGGGCAGGAGAAGCTCCAGAACCTTTAACAGAAGAACAACAACAACAGATTTATGATGAACAGAATCCTTGGATATATGAAGGAGAAGGCGTTTTTCGTAATATTTTTACTGGAGACATCTTTAGGACTAGCTCAGATGTATACATGGATGTTGGTGGGCGAATATCAGAAGAAGGAAAACAAGAGTTAGAACCGGCAAAGGAAGAAGACACTCAAGAAGACGTTATTGATATCTTTTTACCAACAGGTACCGAAGACACGACTGCTCCTACTGAAGTAGTAACTACTGCTCCTACTGAAGTAGTAACTACTGCTCCTACTGAAGTAGTAACTACTGCTCCTACTGAAGTAGTAACTACAGACACCGGACAAGTAGCCACAGGTACTGGAGACACAACTACGGCAGTAACTACTGTAGGCGCTGGAGAAGGCACAGGTGTTTCCGACACGGGTACTGGCGAAGGAGGAGACGCAGGTGCTGGCGCTGGTGACGCAGGAGACACAACAACTGTAGGAACTGGTGCAGGAACTGAAGGCACTGGAGATGAAGGCACTGGTGTCGAAGGTATCGGCACAGACGGAACTGGTGAAGGCGCAGGTGGCGACGGAACTGGTGACGGTACAGGCGGTGGAGCACCAGTTAGCGCAGGTGGCATGTTTTCACCCAAGCCATTCCAAGGCTACATGGGTGGCCTGAGTTATCAACTACCGGAGTTTGTGGGTGTCTACTATCAGCCTAAAGATTATGACACTGAGCTTAACCGCATTATTCAACAAAGCTTGTTTCAAGGAATGTACTAATGACTTATTTAGAATTGGTCAATAATGTCCTAAGAAGACTTCGTGAAACTGAAGTAACTTCTGTACAGTCTACTTCTTACAGTAAGCTCATTGGGGACATTGTTAACGACGCTAAAAGACTTGTAGAAGACTCCTGGGATTGGAAGGTTTTAAACACAGCTACTTTTATAGCAGATATTCCTGATGTTCCTTTTGCGTCTCTTCCAGGTGGTTATTCAACAGGCGTAAACGAGTTAGATATAGAATTAAAAGGTGCTGGTTTAACACCTAAAGTTAAAAAGGTTGTTATGGGTTGGGAAGCTACCGACGCTTTCTCAATAGAGTTTATTTCCACTTGGAGAGGCGGCGGTTTACGTACTCTTACTCAAATATCTCAAGATGAGATGATAGAAAAGTACGATATAGGACCACTAGAACTAGGGGAGCCTTTATACTGGGCTTTTTCTCCAGTAAATTCTCTTAATTTTATTAGCTCACATGAGTACGGAGCTAATTTAACTGAGGCACAAGGGATTTACACTGTTGGAAACAACGCTTCAATTAGAGTATGGCCTCTTCCTGAAAACGGGAGCCATTATTACTTAAAAGTGTACACAGCAGCTAATAACGATCCTTTGTCTAGTGACACTGATATTCTTTATTTACCCACGATGCCTGTGATTCACTTAGCTGTAGCACTGGCCGCACGAGAACGTGGCGAAACTGGAGGTACTTCGACACAAGAATATTTCCAGATTGCTAACAAGTACTTGTCTGATGCTATTGCACAAGACGCAGGTAATGTTCCAGAGCAAACTATTTTTTATACCGTTTGAGGTAGCTTTATATGGCTCAAGAACTAAAAAGCATTAATCTTGTAGCTCCAGGTTTCAAAGGTATTAATACTGAAGACTCCCCTTTAGCTCAAGATCCTTCTTTTGCTGATATTGCTGATAATGCAGTGATTGACAAAAGAGGACGTATTGCTGCTCGCAAAGGCTTTAGTTTGCTTACGCAGAGTACGTATGAGTACGTTGTAGTAGACGACACTACAGGCTTTGCAGTAGACGAAACAATTACTGGAGGCACGTCAGGGGCTACAGCAACGATTACAGAGATTTACAACGGTACTGTGTTTTTAATTGCGGCTACACGAGTAGGAACCTTTAGTGCTTCTGAGACACTCACAGGTAGCGTGTCTGCTGCAACTGCTACGTATTCTTCTACTCAGACAAGTGTTTCTGTAAGTTCATCCCCCATTAGAGCTATCAAAGAGTTCAGAGATGACTTGGGTAATCTCAAGGTGTTTTCAACAGCTAATAACAAGATTATCAGCGGTACTGAAACACTTGTAGACGAGACACCTAGCGGTTACTCAATTACTGCTAATGAATGGAAGATTGTTAACTTTAATGACAAAATCTACTTCTTTCAACGTGCACATGAGCCTTTGGTTTATGACAACACGTCTAAAGTAGTAGCTAAACTCAGCACTGTCTCTGGCGCAGCTGGTGTGACTTCTTCTATGTACGGCAATGAAGTCTTAGCAGCTTATGGTCGCTTATGGACTGCTGATTTTTCCAGTAACAAATCTACGGTGTACTGGTCTGACCTTCTGATAGGTCATGACTGGACAGGCGGCACATCAGGTTCAATCAATATTTCTAAAGTCTGGCCTGACGGTTATGACGAGATTGTGTCTTTAGCTGCACACAACAACATGCTGATTATCTTTGGCAAGCGAAGTATCGTAGTGTATTCCGGTGCTGATGATCCTGCTACTATGGCTCTAATGGACACTGTGTCCGGCATTGGCTGCGTAGGTAGGGACACTGTGCAGTACACTGGGTCTGACGTTTTGTTTCTGTCCCAGAATGGACTTAAGAGCTTTGGAAGAACAATACAAGAAAAATCCATGCCACTGTCTACACTATCTTCTACGGTTAGTAAAGACATTATTCAGCTAATTAATGAAGCCAATGAACTTTACAAATCCGTATACCATCCGGAAGAAAACTTCTACTTATTAACTTTTAGCAACCAAAACATTACTTATTGTTTTGACATTAGAGGTACTTTAGAAAACGGTTCTTATAGAGCTACACGTTGGCCCGGCACTGGTTTTACTTGTTACGAAAGCAGAGACGACGGTTCCTTGCTTATTGGCAGTGCTAATGGTTTTGGAAACTACTCTGGATATTTGGACAATGGTAATACTTATGGCTTCAAATATTATAGCCCTGAGTTATCTTTTGGTGATACGTCCAAATTAAAATTCCTTAAAAAAATAAATCCAACAGTTGTTGGCGGCAGTGGCTTAACTGTTTTGTTTAAATGGGGTTATGATTTTACTTCTGTTTTTGACACAGTACCAGTTCTTCTTAAAACAGACGCAGTAGCTGAGTTTAATGTAGATGAATACACATCCGGACAATTTTCAAAAGGTATCTTGACGACTAGGCAACCAATTAACGCTAGTGGTAGTGGTAATACTTTACGTATTGGTGTAGAAACAGAGATAAACGGCGGACAGTTATCTTTACAAGAAATCAATGTACTTGCACTTTTAGGTAGAACGTTATGAGTAATTATGTTATGTGTTTATTGTTAGTTAGTGGAGGAACCTGCTAATGCCAGATTGGTTAAAAAACATACTTGAGGGTATTGGAGGAGAAGGCAATGCTGCTAGTACCGCAGCTGCTCTAGGATTAGGCACAGCTGGTCTTGCTCTAGCCGAAAAAGGCTATAGTGATATCGGAGACATAGGCAGAGAAGCTTACGCTGGTTTCGCTGGTCCTGAAGGGCTTGCCGAAAGACTGTCCGGTATGCTTGAGTTCCAGCCGTACACCGTGACTTCTGCTACTGGCGGTCAGTTCGGCATGGGAGTAGATCCAAATACGGGTCAGATGCAGTACCAGCTACAGCTATCGCCAGAAGAACAACAGCTGTATCAAGATCAGTTAAACAGGGCTGGAATGTTCTTTCAACAAGCAGCAATGCCTACAGCTAAGCGTGAAGAACAAGTCTATGGGCGTATACGTGATGCTATGACTGCTGAAGAAGAGCGTCAGAGGCTTGCTCTGGAGCAGCGTTTGGCTGCACAGGGACGCCTGGGCGTTACCACGGGTATGTTCGGTGGCACACCAGAAGCTCTAGCACTTGCTAAAGGACAAGCAGAAGCACTAGCAGACGCTCGTTTAAAAGCAATGCAGTTTGCAGGACAAGAGCAGCAACGCTTGGCTGGCTTAGGTACGGGCATGTTGGCTGCTGGTTATATGCCACAGACACAAGTGTTGGCCGGTATTCAACCAGGTATGACTGCTGCTGAACAACGTAGGCAAGCTATTGCACAACAAGCTGGGACGTATGGTCAGACTTATGCTACTGGTCTCGAAGCACTGTTGCAGTCAGGCTTAGGACAAGCCAACTTAGCCGGAGGTTTCGGTAGTAGTATTGCTTCTGCAGCTCTTGGCGGCTTATTTGGTTAATAGGAGAAAACATAATGGCTACGTTTTCACAAGGATTCCTGTCTAGCTTAGGCCGTCCCCAGATGGCCGAAAGCTTGTTTGGCTTAGGGCAGGCTATTGGTGGTGTTCCTGGGCAGATGAGACAGCGCAGGCAGCAAGAACAGTTTAACCAACTGATGCAACAGGCTCAAGGTGCACAAGGTGCTGGTGATTTTGTCAGCATGAAGCTTCTTTCTCAGCAATTGGCAGACGCTGGTTATACTAAAGAAGCAGGACAGCTTATGCAGTCTGCTGTAGAGCTGGAGAAAAAGAACAAGCAACAACAAGCTGTTTCAGGCTTATTTGAAGGAACTCCAACAGAAGAAACTGTAATGGCTGGGGCAAAACAGTTACTAGCTACTGGTGATGTTGAAGGAGCTATGCGTCTTAGAGAAAAAGCCGTATCTTTAGGAACAACAGAAAGAGCTAGACAAGCAGGTACAGCCGCTATCCAGCAAGAACTTCAAGGATACATGATGGACCCTAAAGCTTCTCCAGAAGTAAAACGGATGGCTAATCAAATATACCGTGGTTTTGTGGTTGGTCGTATGCAGCCTGAAGCTGTAGAACAACAGATGAAAAACTTAAGAACTCTTGCTCAGCCAAGAACTAGAGGAAGCATGGCTGCTCCTCAAATTGTTGAAGTTCAACGTAAAGATCCTAAAACCGGAGAAGTACAAAATATAAAAGTAGAAAGAAGATTCAATCCAGTAACCGGAGAACGTGAAGAAGAACTACTGGGTTTTGTAATTCCTGAAGAAGCAGACGAAGTTAAAGAGTCTACTACCTTGCTTAAAATTGAAAACACTTTGACACAAGAAGTTAGAGAAATCTCCAGTAAAGCAAGAAGAGCAGAAGAACTAGCAATAGGTCTGGAAAAATATGATCCTGTTGGTGGTGTTGCAGGGTCGCTAACAGAGTACATAAAAGAGATTAGCGGAGAACAGGACGCTGTTTCTGCTTTAAGGACAGAGGCTAGTCGTTTAACAACCGCAGAAGCTGTAGCTAATCTACCTAAAGGTCCTGCTTCAGACAGAGATATTGCTTTGGTTTTAAAAGGCGTTCCTCCAGCTAATGCTAAGGCTGATTATTTAGCTCAATATGCAAGAGGCGTAGCTAAAATGCAACAAGCGGAAGCAGACTACAAAAGAGAACAGTTAAACTGGCTAAGCAAAAACAGAAGCTACAAAGGTTTTAATGCTTACATGACAAAAAAGAAAGTTGAAGAGCAGTTTGCTATTGTTCCTCCAGAAGCGTTACAAGAAATGGAAGCAAACCTAAACGATCCTGTGCATCGAAATTCTTTTATCAAAAATTTTGAGTTTGATTACGTCCAGTATAAAAAAGAACTAGAAGACGCTAAAAATATTTTAGAAGGTATTTAAAATGGCTGAAACAGATCCTTTTGCAAAATATGTAATACAAAAAGAAACTTCTGAACAACAAGTTGCTGAAGAGTTTGATCCTTTTGCAAAATACGACACTCCTGTAAAAGCTAATAAGATAGAAGAAGATATAGCAACAGGGGAATGGACTAGCCTCGACAGCTTGTCTGGTGCTTTGATTTTTCTTGAAGGAGCTACTTTAGGCTGGTCTGATGAAGTAGGTATTGGTCTTGCATCTTTAGCCATGAGTGCAGGCTCTGACGAAACTCAAGAAGAAATCTATAATCGTTTAAAGAAAGACTATGATTCAATGCAAGAAAGTTTTTCTGAAAGACACGGGGGAGTTGCCACAGGTTTGGAAATAGCAGGAGCTGTTGTCAGTCCTATTTCTAAAATAAAAGTAGCGTCAGGTTTAACTGGTTTAGTTGCTAGAGGTGCTTCTGAAGGCGCTATTTATGGCGCAGGTAAAGCAGAAGACGTTGAAGCAATGAAAACAGAAGCTTTTAAAAGTGCTCTTGCAGGCGCAGCTGGAGCTTCTGTAGTAGGAGCAGGAGGTTGGTTACTTAAAAGAAAGATTCAAGCACCTCTGGACACAGAAAAGGGTTTTGTTCCGTTGACTTTAGCAGCCGACAAAACAAAAGGATCTTCTGAAGCA